CTTCTTTGAGGCACGTCGGGGACGTCTTCACGGGTTCCGCTGGAAAGACCGGCTGGATTATTCATCAACGATCCCCGGCCATGCCGTCACCTCCCTGGATCAGGTATTGGGGACAGGTGATGCCCATCGCGTGAATTTTCACCTGCTGAAAACCTACCGCTCTGGCGCGGAAGAAGAAGTGCGCCACATCACCAAACCTGTCGCGGGAACGGTGCGTGTGAGCGTTGATAGCGTGGAGCAGATTGCCGGCACGGATTATGTGGTTGATCTGACAAATGGCGAGATCACCTTTCTCGCGGGCCACGTGCCCGGAAGCGGGGCGGTGGTCGCCGCGGGCTATGAGTTCGATGTGCCTGTGCGTTTCGATACGGACAGGCTCGACATTAATGTGACCACGTTTCAGGCAGGCGACATTCCCAGCATTCCGGTAATTGAGGTGCGGACATGAAAGTGTTGACGCCGGGCCTTGTGACGCAACTGGAAAGCGGCACAACAACATTATGCCATTGCTGGAAACTGTCCCGGCACGATGGCGTGACCCTTGGTTTTACCGATCATGATCATGACCTGACCTTCGATGGTCTGACTTTTGAAGCGGAAGGTGGCTTTACACCGGGGGCGATCGAAGCGTCGGTTGGTCTCGCGGTGGATAATCTGGACGTGGTGGGCGCACTCAGCTCCGCCCGGCTCAATGAAACGGACCTTGGGAAAGGCCTGTTCGATGACGCCGATATCGAGATCTGGCGCGTAGACTGGCAGAACGTGGCTGACAGGGTCCTGCTGCGAAAGGGGAATATCGGTGAGGTCACGCATGGCAGTCTTGGCTTCCAGGCTGAAGTGCGCGGGCTTGCACATCGGCTGAACCAGCCGACAGGACGCCTGTTTCAATATGCGTGTGACGCAAACTTTGGTGACACCCGCTGCGGTCTCTCCCGGACGACGCACACCCATGCCGCGACCGTCACCGCCGCAAGCGGTAATCGGGAACTTGAAGTGACGGGCCTTGAGAACTTCACAAACCACTGGTTCGCACGTGGCGAGGGCCGCTTTACCAGCGGGCCCAACATGGACACAAATTTTGAAATCAAGGCACATACAAGGCGTCAGGGAGTAACCGTGATTGAGCTGTGGCAGGCGGCAATATCAGACGTGGCTATTGGCGATACGCTCCTTCTGACCGCCGGTTGTGACAAACAGGCGGTTACCTGTCGCGGCAAGTTTTCAAACATCAGCAATTTCAGGGGCTTTCCTCACATGCCGGGGAATGATTTTGCCTTGTCTTATCCCGCGCGCGGTGCGGGCAATGATGGCGGGAGCCGGAATACATGAACGAGCAGAAAACCTATTTGCGCAACGACGTGCTGCGTGCGGCCCGAGACTGGATCGGGACCCCCTATCGCCATCAGGCCTCGTGCAAAGGGGCGGGTGTGGATTGTCTCGGCCTCGTGCGCGGCGTCTTTCAGGAGCTTGAGCGGCAGGTGCCGGAAACGCCACCGGCCTATTCGCCCGACTGGGCGGAACTACCGGGCCGCCTTGAAAGTGAACGAGAACCCATGCTGTCAGCTGCACGCCGTCATCTGGTCGAGAAAACGGACGAGCCGGAAAAGGGTGATGTCCTGATTTTTCGCATGAGCCCGAAGGCCGCCGCAAAACATGCCGCCATCATGTCGCAGGACGGTCGCATGATCCATGCCTATGCCGGTCGCGCGGTCGCGGAGACATATATGGGCCCGTGGTGGCAAAGACGGCTTGTCGCTCTGTTCCGCTTTCCGGGTGTGCGTGACTGATGGCTTCGCTTCTTCTCAGCACAGCCGGATCAAGCCTGGGCTCCACCCTGTTGCCAAACGGGGTGGCCTTTCTCGGGGCAAACATTTCCGGGGCGACCCTTGGCAATGTCATTGGCAATGTCGCGGGGTCTTTGATTGACCAGAAACTTTTCGGCACCGTTGCAACGCGCGAGGGACCGCGCCTTGCCGACCTGTCGGTACAAGGCTCGACAGAGGGTGCGGCCATTCCCCGCGTTTATGGACGTGTGCGGCTGGCCGGGCAGATGATCTGGGCCACCAATTTCCGCGAGACACAAGTGACCGAAACAACCGGTGGCGGCGGCGGGAAAGGGGGCGGTGGTGGCGGGCAAAGGGTTGAGACGACGACCTACACCTATTCCGCCTCGTTCGCGATTGCGCTTTGCGAGGGGCAGATTACCCGACTGGGTGCGGCGTGGGCCGACGGGCGCTTGCTCGACCTGTCGCGATATACATATCGTCTTTATGCGGGGAGTGAAGGGCAAGGGCCTGACCCGTTGATTGAGGCAGTTGAAGGCGCAGGGACCGTACCTGCCTATCGTGGCGCCGCTTATCTTGTTTTTGAAGACATGCCACTTGCCGAATTTGGCAATCGTATCCCGCAATTGAGTTTCGAAGTGTTTCGGGCACTGGGTGGCGTGGAAAACGAAATCAGGGCGGTGACCATCATTCCCGGTTCCACCGAGTTTGGTTATGACACGCTGCCGGTCCGGCGTATTTTTGCAGACGGCGTGAGCCATAGTGAAAACATCAACAACCGTCTGGGTGGCACAGACTGGTCGGTCGCCATGGACGACCTGCAGGCGACCTTGCCCAATTGCAGCGCTGCTGCCCTGGTGGTGAGCTGGTTCGGGGATGATCTGCGTGTAGGCGACTGCAACATAAGCCCGCGCGCAGAGACCGCAGACAAACGCCCGACACCGGAATTCTGGTCGGTGGCGGGGCAGAACCGCGGATCAGTGCCGACGGTCAGTACTGTGGACGGGCGCGCCGCCTTTGGGGGCACGCCGTCCGACACGAGTGTCAAACGTGCAATCGAGGACATGCGCGCGCGCGGTCTCTCCATCCTGTTCTATCCGTTTTTGATGATGGACATTCCCGCGGACAATCTTTTGCCGGATCCTTATGGGGCGAGCGCGCAGGCCCCCTATCCCTGGCGGGGCCGGATCAGCGTCTCGCCAGCACCTGGCTTTCCCGGATCACCGGACAAAAGCGCAAGCGTTGCAACCGACATCGCGACCTTCTTTGGTACAGCAGCTGCGAGCGACTTCAGCATCGGCCCTGCCGGCATCAGCTATACCGGACCGGCTGAATGGTCCTATCGGCGCATGGTGCTGCACAATGCCGCTCTCTGCGCCTGGGCGGGCGGGGTGGATGGTTTCCTGATCGGATCGGAATTACGCGGGATAACAACCTTGCGCAGTGACGCAACCACTTATCCCGCCGTCGCGGCCCTTGTCGCCCTGGCGGCAGAGGTAAGAAGCCTGCTTGGCCCGGCGACCAGAATTTCCTACGCGGCAGACTGGTCCGAATATTCTGGCCATCAGCCGCAAGACGGATCGGGCGACGTGTTTTTCCATCTGGACCCGTTATGGTCAGATGCCAATATCGATTTCATCGGGATCGACAATTATTTTCCGCTGAGCGATTGGCGGGATGGGCACACGCATCTGGATGCCGTGGCCGGTGCCCCCAATGTCTATGATCTTGACTATCTGCAATCCAACATTGCGGGGGGCGAAGGGTTCGACTGGTTCTACGCCTCAGACATTGATCGCACCAACCAGCTTCGCACGCCGATCACAGATGGTGTCGCGGGTAAAGCCTGGACATTCCGCCCCAAGGACCTGAAAGCCTGGTGGGAGAACATGCATTACAACCGGCCAGGCGGGCTGGAGAGCGGCACACCGACGGGCTGGGTGCCACGCTCCAAACCGTTCTGGTTCACCGAGCTGGGCTGCCCGGCAGTGGACAAGGGGACAAACCAGCCCAACGTATTTGTCGATCCCAAATCGTCGGAAAGCCATCTGCCTTATTTTTCTTCAGGTCGGCGCGACGATTACAGTCAACGTCGTTTCATAGAGGCCCATCTGGCATACTGGAAACAGAGCGCCAACAATCCGCTTTCGCCTGCCTATGGCGGACCGATGGTTGAACCGTCGCGGATTTTTATCTGGACCTGGGATGCAAGACCGTATCCGTCTTTTCCGGTTCTCAAATCTGTCTGGGCGGATGGTGACAATTGGAAACGGGGACACTGGATCACCGGGCGTCTGGGGGCGGTGCCGCTCGGGTTGCTGGTCGCGCATATTGCAAGTGCTGTCAGCGGTGTGGAGACTGAAACAAGTGGCCTTGGCGGGACTGTAGACGGGTTTGTGATTGACCGCATCATGTCACCACGGCAGGCGATTGACCCGCTGGGCCTGGCCTATTTCTTCGATGCGGTGGAGACCGAAGGACGGATTCGCTTTTCCCACGAGGGGGGGCAGACCGTCCGGCATGTCACAGCGGAAGACCTTGCCGTTCTGCCAACCAGCGCGGGGGCAGGATACAGGCTTACACGAGGACAGGAGAGTGAACGTCCCTATAGCGTAAAACTCACCTATATCGACCCGGACACAGGCTATCGGCAGGCCGCAGTTGAAGCCCGTCGTGCCAACGTAAAGTCGGAGCGCGTCTCCGCAGCGGCGCTTCCCATTGTCCTGCGGCAGGAGGAGGCCCAGCGCATTGCCGATATCTGGTTGCACAATATCTGGGTAAAGCGCGACACGGTGACGGCAACGTTACCCCCGTCTGCTCTGGCGCTGGATCCGGGGGATGTGGTGACGCTTGATCTGG